TAACTGTGAAGATGTGAAGCCATAATCATCTATCATTAACAATAGTTTCTTACGTAATTCTTCTGGTAACTGATAAGCAAATCTCTTTACACCGCACCAAGTGTATTCTGGGGTTTCACCTACGGGCAAACTATCTAAAGCGAGCGCAAGAGCAGCAATAGCATCTTTACTGAGATTGGTTTGTTGCTTTACATCTTTGACAGTTGATTTTCCACGGACGGGTGAGGAGTTCTGCGAAGATTCTGTTACAACGCCAACATCTGGGGAAGTCATCTTGCTTTTCGCTTTTAGCGTAGGCATCAGGGGTTAATTCCGTTGTCATTACGAGTCCACGAAACAGTCAACGTTGAAAGACACTCTAGGACGGTCAAGGTCATCTACTCCTAACGGTAGTACAGACCCAGCAGACTTTACACGAAGAACGGTCACACTACTAACAGACACGTTAATCATTCCACAAATTAAAGTTCTAAGAGTTTCTGCCTTATTACGAGCAGTTACATAGTCATCACGCGTTGCTCTTACGACAACCTGTACAGACGGACGGTCAATCTCAAAGGGTGCAGCACCAAATGTTTCTATTGGGGCAATCCCACTGTATTCATAGACAGCGACACAATAATCTGGGGTGTTAGGCATCTTTGACAGAAAGAGGTTTGTGCCGATTGTAAGGTCACTGCTATTGCTGTCTATATACGTTCCTACAGCCTCTAAAACGCTCATACAAGGTCGTCCAATGCTTCTTGTACTGCATCTACAATACGTGTCCCTAAACCTGCTACACGCCGTTTTACAGGTATCTCAAGAAACTTGGCTGACTTGCCAGGTTGATGACGAGCCTCAAGATTCTCGTGTACATCTACGGCGTAAGGAGCGGCAACACCACCATAACCAATTACAACCTCAACAGCATTTCCTTCAACACGAAGCGGCTTGAGATTACCGCTCTGTTTTAACGCAGACGTATCTACTGGGACTATTTCTTTAGATTCAAGCAACGCTAAAGCAGCCTCAGCATAAATAGCCTGACCCATAGCCTGAACAGCACCTCTGCCCCCCTGAGTTAACAGACGTTGCAGACGGTTGAAGTCCATCTCAATTGCAGTCATTATCCCCTACCAAACGTTACGACAGTATGGTGAACAGCGGTAGTGCCATTAGCATCATAGGTTACCTTATCAACAGCAAGAATCATTGGTTCACTACCAGCAGACAGAATAAGCCTGTCGCCTACTGCAATATCAGCATCATTCAAAACTATAAGTTTGCCACCTTCTACAGTGACTTCACCAGCGTCATCTCTGGTACGTCGAATCTCACCCATTACGCGAGCCTTATGAGTGGCTGACTGTTGAGCAGTTGAACGCTTACCATAATTATCTAACGTGCTTTGTTTATGGACGGTAATGGTCTCCGTCATATCTTCAGTGAAGTGGGACGGACTTCCTTTGATGTAAGTCATACAAACCCCTAAACAACATTGTCGTGCAGACCAGTATAGAAGTCTGAGTTGTACGTGCTTACGAGTTTATCAGCAGTGTTCTTGATTGCCTGTGAGTTAACAACAGGTGTAGGTGGAGCAAGACGGTCACGTTGAGTTTTTAGGCTTGTTGCAAGAAGACGAAACTCAGCAGCAGACGAACCGTACTGCTCTGAAATGCTTAAGTCACCAACGCTACGAGAGTAGTTACTCCTATGAGCATAACGACCAGCGAGAATCTCTGCTGCGGCTATAGCAGCGTCAAATACATTAACCCAAGTTGTCAGAAGGTAAGTTATTTCTTCATCTTGAAAATGTGCTTCAGTGCTTACAGTGTCACCAATGAGAAAGCGAACCTTATCTCGGTCACTGGTAGGTGCTACATAGGTAAATGCCATACAACTATCTTACAGTAACACCATCTAAGCCAACCAACAGACACCAAACAAAAAGCCCCTGCTGTTTAGGCAAGGGCTTTAAGTTAAAAGTTTTATTCTTGTTCTTCTGCCTTTGCCGCTTCGATTGCAGCAAGTCTTACTTCCATCATTGCAGTATTTTCTTGCACAATGCCGCGTTCGTAAAGATAATCAAGAGTTGGGGGAGTAAACACTCCATCAACGTGAGATGCAAACATTTGGGGGATACTTTCTCCAACCCAAATAGCATCATCATAGCCTTGCTCTTGCGCGATTCGGTCAGCAAGCGCTTCATCTTGTGAAGCAAAAACCGCAATTTGTTCTACGACATTGTTTTTAACAAATACATAGTGTTGTTCCATTATTTATCTCCTTATGACCAATAAGTAACACGACAATAACCTGAACCACCATTACCACCAGCGCGAGCAGTACCGCCATTGTCTCCTGCTCCACCGCCGCCTGAGCCTGTATTAGCAGTTGCCGCATTTCCAGCGGCGTTATAACCGCCGCTACCGCCACCACTTGAAGCAGGGCCAATGTTGCTGGTAGTAGTTTTACCGCCGCCACCACCGCCGCCGCCGTAACCATCTAAACCACAACCGCCAGCACCTTGCGCTCCAAAGTTATTGCCGCCACCTTCGTAACCGCGAATTCCTGGGCCGCCAGCAGAACCTTGTGAACCTCTACCACCTGAAGTCAAAAAAATTCCTGAGCCGCCAGGTGAATTACTACCATTTCCACCACCGCCGCCGCCTGAAACATAAGTATTGTCATCTGCGCCGCCACCGCCACCGCAACCGCCAGCAAGCCCAACTGCAGCGCCAGAACTAGAACCCCAACCACCACCGCCGCCGCCTGTTGCGGTTGCTAATGCTCCAAAAGTGCTATCGCTTCCGTTACTTCCACTACTGTTTCCTGCCGCTCCGCCAGCGCCACCGCCACCAATAGTTACTGTGTAAGTAGTACCAGCGGTTACTGTTAAAGTTTTTTTGACAATACCGCCAGCACCGCCGCCGCCACCCACGCCATTTGTATTGGTAGCACCACCGCCACCACCACCAGCAACTAAAAATAAATCAACAGTTGTAACATTAGAAGGTGTGACAAATGAACCTGTTGCTGTGAACTCTTGAACTTTTTGAGTTACTCCAGCACTTGAAGGCTGTGGAATTGTTTGAATACCCATTATGCAATCTCCATTCCTGAGATATGGAAGTTGATTGTTGTTGCAGATGCGCCGCCGTCAATCACGTGAGTAGTAGGTAATACTTGCTTTAAGTCAATAACAGTAGTTGTATCGGCAGCAATTGTGACAGCGTCAAAGAGAGCAACCTCTGAACCAGCAGCACCGATAGAAAGAGTGAATGTACCTGCGCTAGAAGCAGTATTAGCAACAGCAATACTTGTAATCACAGTAGTAGTAGCAGACGGTACAGTATAAAGATTTGTAGTCAGGGTAGTAGTTGCAGCACCCCTGAACAGTGCCTTAGCGGTATTTGCCATTTATTGCTCCTTTAACTTTTCTCGTAGCGAAAGTTTAACAGTAGATTGGTCTAGTTTGAGGATTAGAACGCGCTCATAATGACAGCGATTTCAAGTCCAGAAAGAGTGCTTGCAGCAGCGTCTACGGAGTCAGCAAGAGCAACAGTACCGCTAGCGTTAGGGAATGTAATTGTGCGGTCAGCAGTAGGGTCTACAACAGTTAGTGTTGTTTCGTAATCATCTGCGGTTGCACCCTCAAAAACAATGCTTGCATCTGAAAGTGTTAGCCCAGATACAGTAGGGCTTGTCAATGTCTTATTAGTAAGAGTCTGTGTTGCATCTGTACCTACAAGAGTAGTGGTTGCATCTGGCAGAGTTACGGTACGGTCAGCAGTAGGGTCACCTGCACTGAGAGTAAGTTCATAATCATCAGCAGTAGTTCCCTCGAAAACAATGGTTCCAGTAAATGTTTGTAAAGAGGTTACGTCAGTCAGATTTCCTGTGGTAATAACAGTTCCAGAAACATTAGGCAAAGTGATTGTACGGTCTGCTGTTGGGTCAACTACGGTCAAAGTAGTTTCAAAACCGTCAGCGGTAGCACCTTCAAAAACAACACCATCTCCAGTAACAATAGGGGAAGTGAGAGTTTTATTTGTAAGTGTGTAAGTACCAGTAGCAGTTACAGCATTAGCGGTGATGTAGGTTTCTACGCCTAACGCCAAATCTTCAAGGTCACCAGGAATGTCAATTGAGTCTGACGAACTTGGATACGGTATTCCACCAGGTGTTGTTGGCATAGTTCTCTCCTATTGAATCTCTACGCCAAAGGCGTTAAATGACATAGTCGCTGATGAGGCATAAACAGTAACAACATCTGCGGCATCTAAGGTGATACCTAGAGTGTGTGTCTCTGTAGCGTTTGCGTTGATTGTGCGGTCATACGCTATGTAGTGCTTTGCGGCAATTGTCTCGGCATTAGGTCGTACGGCGATTCTGTATGTTCCGCCTGAAGCAGCCTGATTTGTGACAACAATTGACGAAACAACTGTTTCTTTTTGGGCAGGAACGGTATACAACGTTGTATTGGTTGTAGCAGAGGGGTTGCTCTGACCTAACACTTTGTAGTCAAGTGACATTAGGGCTTTGCTCCAATCAACATAAGTCTATTTATACGGGTTGCCTCGTTACGAATTGTATCAGCAGTGTCTCTGTAAGTGAATGTAAACACAGCACCAGTCGGAGAAGCATACGTAGCATAAGTAGACGCTAACGTTGCGTATGTCAAGCCCTGTAGACCAAAAGCACCATACGAGCCGTCAGTGCTTGTACGAGTAATTGCAAGATAAGGGTCGGTTAACGTTCCTGTCTCTCTTATTGCGAACCCTAATTGAGTAATTAAAGTGCCTACTTGGGCGTACGTCCAAGAGACACCAGAACCAGTAGCAGCATAGGTTGAAGGAGAAGTGTTAGCGGCAAGACCAACATACGTACCACGCTTTGCAGTTAAACCAGCATACGTAGTATTTGTTACAGTACCGCTTGTCAACGTGTCACGCAGTTCAAGACTGCTGGCTGTGAAGTCATACAAATCGGATATACGGTCAATAAGTGCTTGAATACGAGCCTCAGTAAAGTTTAATTCTGGATTGAGAGGGTCACCATCTACAGCACCGTAAGTACCAAACTCAGAAGATAAGTTTGCATACGTGTCTAAGTACAACAACAAGTTTTGGTAAATTGGAGCAGCAAGCAACTTAGGGTCATCATCTAAATCTTCTTCTTCTTGCGCTACACGGTTTTCAAGTATGGGCCAGAGAGTCCCAGAAACAGGCTGGATAAATGTAGGTGCAACGTCAGTTGGTCTTAAGTCTGAAATGTCAACACTTGCACCAAGACTGGTTGACAAAGTAAGTGGGTAAGTACCACCACCAATAAAGGCTTCTTCAAATGTATAAACAAATGCAGCAGGGCTTATATCTGGGTCATTGGTTACTGGAACAGTCAAACTGAAACTACCGTTTGCGTCAAGAACCGCTGTGATTGTTGACGGGATAATAATTCTGTCGGCAGCAGAGTTAATCAAAACGTCGCTAAGTGTTATCTGAACTTGTCCTGCAATAGCAGTTCCAGTGAAATCTAAGTAGTTACCAGTTAGCGTGATTGTGCTGAGATTGTTAGGCAACGCCATATTACGAAGCCTTAGCAGGGAACAACAATGAGTTTATAGAACCCTTATTATCGTTGATGTTTGCAATAGCAGTTATGTAAGAGTTAATGAGAGAAACGTTAGCACTTGATTGAGAGACAGCAGTGTTTAACTCTGTAGTTAAGTCACCAAACAGTTCATCTGCGGTTGTTGCAAGGGCTTCTACAGCGTCTACGCGAGCCTCTAAAGCATCATATTGAGCAACTGTTACATATAGAGCACCAGTGCCGTCATCTGCTACTGCTGGGGATACGTCAGCAAGGTCAACAGTGCCACCAACTGTTGCAGACGGAACAAGAATGTCATAAGTGCGACCACCTACAAATGCTTCTTCAACACGATATGTGAAGTTAATTGGAGCAGCATCATTGTCATCAGTAGCAACAAGAGCACGGGAGAAAGCACCATTAGCATCAAGCGTGACTGTAATAGTGGAGTTAATGAGAATGACGTTAGACGTTACATTCTTTAATACAGCGCGTGGAGTGAACTTTACCTGACCAGCAATTGGGTTTCCTGCTATGTCAAGATACGTGCCAGTTACGGTGATTGTAGTTAGGTTATTTGGTAACGGCATTACAACTCCTAACTAAAAAAGAATAGTGAAGCAATTTCTATTTGTGCTGTATCAACATTTACCGCTGACCACTTGACTCCGCTTGTTTGAGCAGAATCAGCAGTGAGGACAGTATTATTTGCGCCAACGCTTAATTTAGCAACAGTATCGTCCCCTGTTGCGACGAACATATCGCCTTTACTATCTACAAGAACAAGTGGTACTGGATTCTGGATAATTGAAATACCCATAATTAGACTCCTTGACGAATAACACTCACGGACTGTGTGCTTGAAGCAACTACACCAAATAGAGATTCGCCAGCCTGTAAGTCAATAGCAAATGCACTACCAGCAACAATTAAGTAACCATAGGAAGCAGTAGTTACACCTGCACCACCGAGGAAAACATTTGCGCCGCCAGAAGGATTTTGAACAAGAACTGTCTGTCCATCACGTCCAGATTCAGCAGCAGACAATAATGTGGCTGTTGTACCGACGGAGACAATACCGTGTGTTAGTGCCATTGTTCCCTCTATTTCTTAACGCTTGATTTTGCCTTTACAGGTTTTTCGTCTTCAATTTTAATTTCTTTTGCTTCTGCCTTTACAGGCTGAGCATCTTCTTTGACAGGAGATAGGTAGCGCATACTGATTAAAGCAGCAGTATTGCGCCACCCACTCACGTCAAGAATCTCACCAGCGAAATGGTCTACACCATTCACTGTCATCTTCTTAAGAAGTTTTGCTTTCATACTATGCAGACATATCTACCCATACATAAGAAAATGTACGAGCAGTATCGTCAATTGCTGAAGCGGTTGGATTGTAAAGATAGATTGAAACTGTGTTTGCCGCTGATACAGCCGCTCCACAGAAAATCAAATCATCATTTAGGTCAGAAGGTGGATTTACAATAATAACGTCAGTTGTCTTAGCACCAGTCAAAGTGAATGTTACTGAACCACGTGAAGTGGCAGGGATTGACGCTGGGTCTACAGAAGCAGTACCAAAGTCAAGTCCATAATTTACGTCACCTGTTGAACCAATGATTCCACCAACAGCAATTTCACCACGGGAGATACGGTTAATTTGAGCCATTTTTCTTCCTTTCAGAAAGAGGTACAGGGGGGAGAGTGGTCTCCCCCCTTACCAGTCAGTCATTAAGCGACGATTGTGTTCCAGAAGTAACCGAGGTCAGCAGCGATTACCTTGTTGTCAAACGCCATTTCAGCCTCGACGCGCTCTGCACGAAGTGAGTCCATACGGAATGAACTTACACCGATTGTTGAGCCAATACCGCCTGATACGCCAGTCCAAGAGAATGTGTATCCAGCAGATGGTGTCAATAGACCAGGAGTTGGAGCAACGTGAGCAAGAAGAGCGCCCTTGCCGTAAGCGAATGAATACGCTTCAGCAGCACCTTCGTTGTTACTTGCCTTAACTGCCTTAGCAACAAGAACACGGTCAATGTCGAACATACGTGCGAGCATATCTGTTGTAATTGTCTGGCTTGATGTGTACTTGATACGGTCTACCAAGTCAGGGTGATTCTTAAGTTGACGGAATACTTCGTAACCTAGTACGAGAGTATTGGCTTCCATTCCAGTGTTAGCAAGGATTTCACTCTTTGCGGCTTCAATGTCGTCAATTGGGTCTGAAGATGTGTAATCAGACCACTGCTTTGTTTCGCCAGAAGATGGAGAACCAGCGACACCAGTAACGTCATCTCCCCAAACACCTGTTGTGAAGAAGTCAGAAACGAACTGAAGTTCCTTACGAAGAAGCATACGACGAGTTACGAACTCTGTAGCCTCACGTAGTGGGTTAAGTGGAGCATCAGCGTTTGCAAGAAGTTGGTCACCAACGTCCTTATGGAAAGCGTAAACTTCAGCAGAGTATGACCCTGTACCGAGGTTGTAACCGCCACCAGCAGACTCAGTAGCATCAGCGCGACGCTGTGCTTCATCTCTGAACCAGTCATTCTTTGTGTAGGTGAAGAACTTATCGGACTTCTTGTCTACAGGTACGATAGGGAAAACCTTATCGGCAATAAAGTTGTCTTGATTTTGTAGGTACGCAACAGAAATGTTTGTCAAGATTGCGTCTACGTGTACTGAGTTTAGATTTGGCTGTGCCATTTTAGTTATTCCCCTTAGTTCGCTCTAGTTGGGTTAGCGCAGTTAATTACTGCGGTAATAACTTCAGCATCTCCACCAGCAGCGGTGATAGCCTGTCCAACTACGTATTGAGTTGTGTCTGTAACAGCAATCTTGTCAGCCTTACCTGTTGAGGTAACGCTCAAGAACGCTGGAAGTGTGATTGCTTCACCAGCAACAAGTTTGGTTCCGCCTGAAACAAGAACTTCGGCTTCCTGACCTGATGTTGGAGCATTTTGTAGTACGCCAACTGGAACGTCTGTGATGGCAGCAACAGCAATTGCTTGACCAGAACTATTCAACTTGACGAAGCGATACTGCAAAGCGGAAAGGTCTGCACCTGCAACGAGGGTGACTTTTACGCTGTAATTACTGATTTCGTATGCCATTTTTATTTAGCACCCTTCTCGTTTAGGTACTGATTGTACAGGTCAGGGTTGCTATTTACAGCACCAGCAAACGCTTGTTCAAACGTAATACCTTTAGTGGATTCCACAGCCGCTTTAGCCATAGAAGTTAATTGTGTGTAAGCGTCACCAGTTGTAGGTGATGCAGACTTACCAATCTCTGCAAAGATGTTTGCTGACTCTGCTTGTGCATTTACAGAAGTCAAAACATCTTCAAGAGCCTTTGCTAAATCAGCATTTACTTCAGCAAGTGAAGCCAACGCTGGTCCAACTTTTTCTGCGTCAATTGCAAGGTGTGTCCACTCTTTTGCTTTTGCAACAGCAACTTCATTAGCACGAGCATCACGCTCTGACTTTAATACTGACTCTGCTACTTCAGCACGAGCCTTTGCATCAGAAGCAGACTTCTCAAGGTCTTCAAGCATCTTGCGAAGTGGCTCTGGGGCTTCCTTAACGAGAGCATCTGTGTCAATTTCAACAGACTTTTCTGCTGGCTTCTTTTTCATTTCAGCCATCATCTTGTCCATCTCTTTAACCTTCTTGCTCAATTCTTCTTCGAGCATCTTAATTTTTTCCATAGCGTCGTTGTAAGACATTTTGTCTTCCTCTGGCTTAGCAGGAATCGCCTTGTCTACAACCTCTACGTTTTCATCTGGGGTCATAGCGGTCTCCTTCGTCCCCTCAGTAATCAGAACTTTATCTGATTCGGTGTTTTGACTTACAAGGTCACTCAGAAGGTCGTCTACACCAGAGTGCTCTGATTTAATGACTAACCAACCTTCGTGCAGGTGGGCTGGGTGGTCTACACCACTGGTCTCCTCGATATTGAGTCCGACCATTTTACGGGCTTTAGCCATTCCAGTCTCCTAAACGATAAGTGCTTGTGCAGTAAACAACACTACAACAAAGCAGCAGTAAGCGTTGTACAGAGAATAACACTACTTACGTGTCAAACAGATACTTTGACACTCAATCTGAATGGGTGCTCTCTGATTTTTTAGACATAGCCTCCC